ATGCGGCCGCTGCTTCAAGGAGTTCCACCAGAGGAAGGCCGACCTTCATGTTGGTCACGTTGCCGGCCTTCATTCCAATGACAAGCAGCTCATAGAGTTGGTTGAACTGCTGCGGTGTAAGTTCGATCTTAATCATGCGGCAGGAGCTTCGACAACGGTGGCCGGCTCCGCAACCAAAACCGGCTCAACCTGCGGCAGCATCGGAGGCACGATCATCTCGGGTTGGGGCGGAGGAACAGGAGGAAGCCACGGCAGCGGCGGAGCGATGACCGGCGGGTTGATCTGATTCTCGATCTGCGCAGTGACGTTCGCTTCGATAGCGGTCTTATCGACTCCATTGGTGTAGCACCATCCGAGAACCTGCTGCTCGGTCAGATCCTCGTAAGGCGTGAACGAATCAGTGGGCGGAGCGAACGACGCGCTGCCGTAGCAGGTGCCGCTGTATTGATCCTGCGAGCCGTTGCACCTCCAGTCGGCGGTGATGACGACATCGGTGAGAGTGCCTTCGGTCGGTTTGACCAACAGGCGTTCGATGATCCAGAGGATGGTAATCATGGTGGTATGGATTAGGCGTTAGCGATTGTGGTGACGGTGCCGGAAGAACCACGGTATTTCAGCGCACCGGCTTCGACGTAGAGTTGGCCGCCAGTCACGTTGGCCGTAGGAGCGGTTCCGTTGGCAATCTGAATGGTATTTGCAGCGGTGGTTCCGGCAGTGGTAAGACCGACGAGCAAGTTGCCGAGGGCATCGAGGGTCATTGCTTGTACCATTGTAGCCGTAGTGCCACCTGTTCCAGATACAGCAGTGTACCACGCATGGTTCCCGCTGCTTTTATTCTGCTCGTAAAGGAGAGCGCGTCCCGTTACAATATAATTGCTATTTGTACCGTCATAAAACCAGTTCTGACCCAAATAAGTGCTATGAGTTAAACCCCCTGATATGGAGGCGTTTGCTTGCAGTTGAATTGTTTTTCCAGTCAACAGATTCCACGCACTCGGCGTAACCCCCACGCCGACGTTGCCAGCGGAGTCTACACGATAACGCTCAGTGCCTCCTGTAGTGACAGCAAACGTATCTGCCGCAGGATAGTAGATGCCAGTGTTTACGTCTCCGGTCGTTGTGAGAGAGGGAAGCAGTGCTGTGCCAGCAGCAAACGTCGAAACACCCGTCACACCCAGCGTCGTCCCCACCGTAGCCGCGCCGGTGATGGTGGCGGAGGCGAGGGTGGCGGTGCCGCCTGCTCCGAGGAGTTGATTGATCGTCGACTTCTTAGTCGTGCCGCTGGCGGCCATTGACGTATCAGAGACGTCGACGATAACCAACGGGTCGGCCGTTGGATCAACTGTTGAGATGGCCGTTAAGGCCGTAATTTTGGAGTCTGCCATATCAGTAAACGGTAAGGATGAACTTGTCGGAGTTTTCGGTTAGTAAAAGGTCGGTGCCGTCTTCCAAAGCAATTCGGTCGTAGGTGCCGAACGAGAAAACGATCTTACCGGAGGCATCTTCCTGCAGGACGAAGAACTCGTCCTCCTGGAGCATATCGCGCCGCAGGATCGGTAGATCGAAGCCACCGGCATCGCCGGAGGGCGCTCGATTGGTTCCGATGCCGATGCCAAGTCTCATGCGTTAGGCGGTGCGAGCCAGGAATGCCACGGCCTTGCCAGAGGCTAGTTGAAATTCGGTGATGTTACCGACCAGCGGGAAGCCGGCCGGCAGGGTGATGCCGGTCCAAGTCCCAGAGATGCCGGTGCCTGTGATCGAGGTGAAGACGGTCGGCTCAGCCGGAATCACGGCCGAGAAGTTGCCAGTCTGGGCAGCCGTGGTGGTCACCGGGAAGAATCCCTGGCGCCCCATGCTGTATTCCATCGAGATGTCTGCTTGAACGGCCATTTGGTTTTTCGGTTAGAGGGGAGGCTGTTAGCGTATCCAACAGCCTCCCCAATTTCGGTTTGTTAACCTTTTCGGACTTTCGGTGCCAGGGCTCCCTGTATCCACAGGATGAGCTTGCCTCCTTCGGGAACGGTCGCGGTGTTGAAGCCTTCGCGCTGGAGTGTCGCGTCGACTTCGGGACCAGAAACGAGCTTGGTTTTGCCGTTCTTGTCCACCGAGATGGTAGTTGCGATTCTCATGGGTCAGCCGATTAGGCGGTGATGAGAACCTCGGCCTGCGTGGTGTCCGCGGCCGCGGCGCCGAACATGATGTCGTAGGACGCCATGTGAGCGCGGGAGGCGCGGCTGTACCAGACAGACAGCAGGACCGAGAGGCCGTTGGACAGCTCGACCGTGCGCTGCTCCAGGAACTCGCCGGCGATCATTCCGACCGGGAGGCCTGAGGCCACCGCGATGGCGTCCTGACCGCAAACGAAGCCGGCGGTGTTGGCGATGGCGCCGGTCCAGTCGTTCTGCTCCAGGATGTTGTTGAAGCCAAAGAAACCGTTGTTCAACGGGCCATATCGGCTGTCAGGGAACGGGTTGGTGCCGGCGGCAGCGGTGAACTGACCGGAGAACATCAGGCGAGCCAGGTGGCCACCGTCGAGCAACAGCAGCTTCTGGCGGTAGTTCTTGGCCAGGGCCAGGATCGCCGGGAGGTCGGAGCTGTCGAAGTTGGCGGCCGTTCCGATGGTGGTTCCGGCGCCGTAGTTGCCGGAGGTCATGACAGCGGTCACCTTCTTAGAGATGGCCAAGGCGAAGATCTCAGCGGAGCCCTGGGACAGGTCGGAGAGGGCGAAGCCCTGGTTCAGCTCCTGCTGGGTGACCGTGAAGGTCTTGGTGATCTGGTTCACCGTCACCGAGGTGGCGGCCAGAGTGGACTGGTTAGCGGCGCCATCCTCGAAGTTGGTGGCGTTGTCGACCGCGGCGTCGCCGGTGGTGAACTTCTTGACCTGCACCGTCGCACGGGGGCGGAGGTTATCCAGGCCGACGTTGCGGGTAAAGCTGCTGATCATGGCCAGCTTGGCGCTGATCACGGTGATCACGGCGTCGGCGAGATAGTCGACAACCAAGCCGGAGGCGAAGGTGTTTGCGGCCTGGGGAGCGATCAGCGCCGACTGGCGGAGCAGTTCGCTGTGGTTCTCGATCAGGAAGCGCTGGCGCTCGGCACCGGCGCGGAGGCTCTTGTGCTTCTCCAGGAGGGGGTTGCCAAGGTTCTGGATCACCGGCCGGAGAGGCTCGGGGGCAGGGGCGGCGGTGATAGCCTTGGCGCTGATGGCGGCGGCAACGGCCTTGGCCACGATGGCGTCGATGTCGAGGGCGGACGGCGCACTAGGAGCGGCCGCCACCACGGTGTTTGATTCAGTCATGTTGTGTGGTGTCTGCTGTGATGTCGGCGCGGTTGTCGCGCCATCGGCGGCAGCGTCGGTGCTGCCGGTCGAAAGTTTGTCCTCCGGAGATTCATCCGGGGTCTCGCCCTCCTCGATTTCGAGCTGGGCATAAAGCGCTTTGAACCAATCACGGCCTGCGGCGCCTCCCCAAAGGTTGGCTGCCACGTCGGCCGGTGTGTTGGGCTCGGCTTCGAGGAAGCGCTCGTTGCGTCCCCACCAGGCGTTGGCTGTGCGGATCTTGTCCTCGGTGGGCGCCTCACCGGCCACCAGGGCCTCGGCGTCCAGGACGGTCTGCTTCTCAAGGCCATCACCGGCGAGGCCTTCGGCGTACTGCTCCAGGCCGCGGCGAAGGTTGCTTCGGACAGTCTCGGGGGCGGTCTTGGTGACAGCCCGGGGGTGCCAGCAGGCGGCGATAGCCATCTGCTCCTCGGTCATCTTGTCGGCCAGGCCGAACTGGATGGCCTCCTGGGCGGTGAACCAGGTCTCCTCTTTCATGGCAGCCCGGATCTGAGAGGTCGGGCGGCCGGTAACCTTCGAATAGATACCAGCCAGCACCTCAGCGTGTTGATCCAAGGCATCGGCCATCTTCCGCATTTCCTCCGAGGTGCCTGCCACCATTCCGGAGGGGTCGTGAATCATAAACAAGGCCGCATCGGCGATCTCAACAGTGTCACCGGCCAGGGCAATGATTGAGGCAATCGAGGCAGCGATGCCGACCACCCGGGTGGTGACGGGTGCCTGCCGGCCTCGCAGCATATTGTAGATGGCCAGGCCATCCCAGACGTTGCCGCCGGGGCTGTTGATCTCGATCACCAGAGGGCCTTGGCCGACGTCCTGCAGGGCCTGGCTGAAAGCCTTGGCCGAGATTCCGGATCCACCAAACCAGTCTTCACCGATCTGATCGAAGATCTGAAGGGTGGCCGGCTCCGAGGCCGAGGCCCGGGGTTGATAGGAAAGCCAGTTGTTGATCTTGGTCATTCTGTTTTCTTGGATCTGGTTTTCCGTTTCTTGACCACAGCGACCACCTCCTGGATGGGTTGGGCTGGGATCTCCTCGGGCATTGTCCCGGAGGGCTCCACCTCGGCTGCCATCTCGGCAGACTCCGGGGCGATTGGTTGCTTCTGGGCGGTCGAGATCTCCGAGACATCGAGGCCGTACTTAGCAGCCAGGTCTTGAATGTAGCGGGCCTGCTGCGCCTTGGCCTCCAGCGCTGATCGCCAGTCGATGCCTCGGGCGCCGTAGATCTCGTCGTAGGTTGTGACGCCAGCGGTCAGCTCAGCGAGCTGAGCCGATGAGTTGCGGCCGACGTCGACATTCGGAGCCCTGGGGGCCTGGATGGCGATCTCGTACCAGTCGTCAGGTGAGTCTCGCAGGGTGGGATCGGTACGGATGGCGTATTCCATCACATATTCCCAGATCCTACGGGCGGCCGAGGCCATCACCTGGTGACGGCTGCGGAACCACACTGACGACATATCCAGGGCGCCACGGTAGACCGTGCCCTGCATTCCTTCCGGGAACACCAGGACGTAGGGGATGCCGACGCCGGCGCACACCTTCTCGGTCAGGCTGCGCCAGTATTCGCGCATGTTGACGTTGGGGCGGTCGGCTTGGAACTGCTCGAACTCGTCCCCGGACTTCAGCACCTTGACCGTGCTGCCGAATACGTTCTCGTAGTAGGTCTGGGCGGTGCCCTGACTTCCAACCACACCAGAACGGAGGCTGCTGGCCTGCACCTCACCGGAACTGGTCTTGATCACCTGAGCCACGCTGGAGGCGAGTTTGCAGGATTCCATTTCCAGCTTCTGAAGGTCGTCCAGGTCGTGCAGGTCGTTAATGACGCACGCCACGAATGGCAGGCCGCGGAGCTGGCCGGCACGCTGGGCCTCGTAGATGTGGACGATGGAGTCGGAAGATATTGACCGGATCTCGGTGAGTTGGCCTTGGTTCGTTTCCTGCCCAATAAAGTAGGAAAGAGCGCGGCCTGTTTTGGTATCAAACCGGACTCCATCGAAGATATCCGGAGATTGATCCTGGCCGGTGGGTGTGGCCACCTGTTGAGGTTCGATGAGCTGAAGACGGGGGCGGCCCGAGTCTCCCTTGGTCAGCAGAAGGAAAGATTCGCCATCGTAGAACCATCCACGGGCGGCCAGGCTCATCAGAGTTCCGAAAGACTGCCGGGATCCGATGTCAGGGTAGCGGCTCCAGGTATCCCACCATTTCTTCGCTCGGAGATTCCAGTCGGGATTCGAGGAAGCCGGCTGCACCGAGAAGTTGCTGCCGACCGTGTAGTTCTCGAACAGGTCACCGAGGCGATTCATCACCGCGTTGTTCTGCTCGAAGAATCGGCTCTTTCGGACGATCTGCTGCCGGGTCGAGGCAGTGACGTCGAACCGCACCGAGGTGTAGCTGGTGTCCAGGAAGGAACGGCGGATCGAGTTGGACGCGCCCTCGTATCGGTCGACAGGGGCCGACCGGAACTTAGCCAGGATGTTGTCGAGGAATCCCATTAGGTCATCCCCGTTCTGATGGCGCCCTCTCGACGGAAGTTCGAGAAGTCACCGCCGTAACTGGTCACAGCGACCAGGACGACAGCCATCATTTTGTTGAAAACCTGAGTGTCGGTAGGAGCGGCGATGCCGTCCTGGCCGAGTAGATAGACCGCCAGCTCGTAGTCGGCGATCAGGCTTTCCCACATCTCGACCATCTCGGACGGGGTGGGGGCGCCTTTGCCGGGCTCTGCGAATTCGACTGAGACATCCGAGGAAGATGTCGACCGAACAACCTGGCCGGATTCAATCACCGAGGCCGCGGCAATGACCTTTGAGGTCAGGGCGGCCAGCAGTGTCGCGCCACCGAGGGCGCTGTAGACACTGCGAAGATAGGCACGCTTGATTGCGACCGTGAAAGTGAACACCTCGGGCTGGAGGCTCCCACATTATTTCACCTGTTCAATGGCTTAGCTAAGACTGGACATCGCTTGACGTAAGATCATTCCAGAGCATGACCATAGCCAGTTGCATGATCTCGCAGTCATGCAGATGGTCGGGCCACTTTTGGTTGCGCTTCACCCAGACGTGCTTGATGCGGCCGGCTCGATTGGCTTGGGGCCGCAATAGGTGCGAGTCCAGGTGTCGCCAGTAGAGGTCCGGATCAGCCACATAGGCGCCTTCGGCCTGCACACTAGGCGGCTCCTGGTGAACGCCCCATTCCCGGTCGATGTCTCCCTTTCGAAGTCTGGACAGCATATCCCGCAGGTGCTCGGTGTCGAACACCAGGAGGGGCTGCACGACGTCGGTGCGCATCGAAGAGGATGTCGACAGGCCGAAAGGGTGCACGGCGCCAGAGTTTGTCGTAAATCGGGCACCAGTCTCTCGGCCTTTGAGAGGCAGCCATCCGACCAAGGCAGGCTTTCGGAGGCCGCCTTCCGTTGGGAACCTTAGGCCGCACGGGTAGCTGATAGGGTTGGATGTGATCGAGGAATAACTGCCGCAGGCATCGTAGACCGTCTGCGTGTTGAAGCCCGAGTCGATGCCTACATCCATGTCGTGCACCTCCAAGGCCACCTGCACCCGGCGTAGGGCTGCGAAGTCATCGGCATGGCCGGCAGCCACCAGTGTGCTATTGCCGTCCTTCCATTCGCGGCAGACCCACCACAGGAACGGTGCCACGGCCTGGACGTCTGCGGTCAGGTAACGCCGGCCTCCGGTGATAGAGACAGCAGCCGATGCCTCGGGGCGCTCCTGCTGCACGTCCTGCTGCTCCCAGGGCTCGGCCAGATTGCCATTGATGAAGCCCTGAAGGCCGGCCATCGAGGATTTAGCTTCGAGGAAGGCTACGGCGAGGTGTCCCCAGGTGCACTTTCGATCTGGGCTGTAGAGGCTGCTCAGATGGTAGGATCGCACGCCGGGCATGGCATTTGGATTCTCTGGGCGCCACTGGCCATGGCGGAGGGCTGCCACCTTGTGGGCGTCGGTGATATGGCCGAGGCAGAGCTGGCAGACGTAGTGGGCGGAGGCCCGGACTTTGGCGAGGTCGTGTTTACCGTCATCGGTCTTAGCGTCGTCCCATGTCACTTGGCGCCATTCCAGTTTGATCAGCTCCCGGCAGTGGGGGCACGGTAGGTAATAGCGGCGCTGGTCCCCGCGGAGGAAGCGCTGCCAGATCCGGCCTTCGACCACGGTGGGCGTCGAGGTCATGAAGGCTTTGGAGCTGGAGAACGACTTCAGACGCTGTTCAGCTAGGTCGAGGGCGTCGGCTTCTTTGCTGGTAGCCTCGGCGAATTTGTCCACCTCGTCTGCAATCAGCACCCGGACGGGGCGGCTGGCTAGGTTGGCCGGGCTGTTGGATCCGACGAATGTCAGGGTCGACCGGGTAAAGTTTTGCTCCAGGTTGGTGATCTTGTCGGCCTCGGCCGGGAAGCATTCCAACATGGTCGGGCTGTCCTCCAGCATGGGGAGCCAGCGGGACTTCGAGAAGGATCGGGCAAGATTCTCGGAAGGCATCAACCACAAGGCCGGGCTGGGCTCGTTTGCGATTAGCCAGGCCAAACCGGCCATTAGGGTGGTGGTCTTCGAGGTCTGGGATCCCCAGCACAGCGTCACCTCGGAGACCGATGGATCTTTCCAGGCCTCCATAGGCTCGCGGGTATAGGGCCGTACCGACGTCGAGAAGGGCCCGGGGTGCTCGGTCTGCCGTTGGGTTAGGCGAAGTGATGCCTCGGACCATTCGACCACGGTCTGCTGCGGGGTCGGCTTGTAGAGGTTGCGGCGATAATCGAGCAGGTTGCGCTGGAGGTCGGTCAGGTTTTCCATGGGTCGGTGTTGTGTAGTGTCTTCAGGCAGACCTCCTGGACCCACCTGGTCAATTCACGCTCGGCGTGCTCGGGGTCGTGCGGTGCTATCCGGCCGGAAAGCTGCTTGGGCATGGCTTTGATCAGCGAGGCTACGGCGCCGTCGTGCTCCTGCATCACCCGGCGCACCCAGTCGCCGGAGACCAGGCGCCGTTCCTTCTCGGCCTGGGCGATCACCTCGTCACGGGCGCTTGTAAGGTTCTTGGCTGCCGCGGCATGAATGGCCACCAGCCGGCCAGCGTCGGCTCGACCACCGCGGAGGGCATCGACCGCCAGGTCATAGGCTGCACGCTCGATTTGCCGTTGCCTCTCGTAAGCGCCTTCTGGCGAGTCGGTAGCGGCTGTTGCGGTGTTGAGAGGGGTCTCTGCTTCAATAGGCCTGTATGGGCCTTCCTGTTCGATTGCGGGGGCTTCTGGTATTGGTGGCGATTGTATGTGTTGGGTCGTCGACTTGGCCCGGATGTTTTTCTTTCGCCAGGCATCGGCGGCCTCAGGACTATGCATCGGCATCCCCTTCGCAGCCAGTTGGGTGACGTAGCCATGCGAAACACCGGCATGCTTGGCGTATTCTCGTTGGGTCATGGCTTCAAAGCCTTTTGGATGTCAGGAGGCAGCATCGAGTCGGGCACGGTGCCGGCGTACTGCAGAGCCCGGAAAACACCGTCGCGCCTGCTGTCTTGTGGGTTGGGCACGCAATAGCCGGCCAATTGCTCGGGCGGAGTTCCGCGTTTCATGAGCCGGATGAACCAGGCCACGTTTGCTAGGCCGTATTGATCCACAAGAAATTGGATGTGATTGTTTTGCATAGATATTGTTTTTAGTGCTTGATCACACACAACGATAGGGGTCTCGCGTTCACCTGTTTCTGGGTATTATCAAAGAGATTCCTTAGTGCTATTGGGATCTACTCTTAACCTTAAGAGGTAATCCTCATGCCCTCGTGATATTATGTAAGCAATAGATCCACGAGGAACACCACAAATAGCTGCAATATTATCCAATGTAATACCACGGTCTCTTAGAACAAATGCTTTGTTGCACAACTCCGGTGTGATTGGGCTGCTTGTCTCGTCCTCGGGCTCGATGTTTGGGATAGGGTCGCCCTCGGCGTCCATCAGGGTGCCGTTTGGGTAGGACATCCAGCCTCGTTTGATCGCGAACCGCACAAGGTGTTTCGCTTCACGGAGCACTTGGTTCTGGCTGATGCTGTATTGGGTGGTCATTGGTATTTAGAAACTGGGAGATGGGTCGGAGAAGCGGCAGTACTGGCCTTCGTACCAAAGGGGCACCAGGCCGCACTCACCGTCTCGTTGTTTGGCGATAGCAATCACAGCTTCGCCCTGGGGCTGGTTGCGCTCCCTGTTGAGCAATAGGACTAGATCAGCGTCCCTCTCAATCTGCCCAGAGTCCGCTAGGTCAGTCAGGCGAGGTACCCGGCCTTTGTCTTTCTCGTTCTCTCGATTGAGCTGTGCCAATGCGACCACGGCTGTCTTCGTATCGGAGGCCACGCCCTTGAGCCTGCCAGATACTTCTGCGATCTCGTAGGTCTTTTTCTCTGCGGCTTTGGATCCATGGATCTTCTGGAGGTAATCCACCAGGACCAGCTTCACGCCCCATTTGCGTACAGCCCTGCGGATTACCGCGGTGATGGTGGCAATGTTGGACACACCGGATCCTGAGATGAAATGAATCGGGCTGCCTGCGATCTTGGCCGATGCTGTCGACATGGCCTTCATGCCTCCCTGGTCGAGCTGGCCGGTCTTGATGTCCTGCATGGGTATGCTGCCAACAGATGAGACCATCCGGCGCACGATAGACTCGTCGGACATCTCCAGGCTGATGAACAGGGTCGGGATCCTTGAGTCAATGCTGGCTGCCTTGGCAATGGCAATGGCAATGGCTGTCTTTCCGATGCTTGGCCTGGCCGCAATGATGGCCAGCTCACCGAACTGGAAGCCGTCGGTCATCTGGTCGAGCCTGTGGAAGCCAGAGGTGATACCAGAAAGCTGGCCCTGCCTTGAGAATCGTTCCTGGGTCGAGTCAATGAACCGGCTGACGACCGACTTGGACGATTGGACTTCCTCCTTGGATGCCTCAACGGTGAGCCCTGCTTCGGCATTAGAGACGATTTGATCGACGGAGAGGGTGGAGACAGCGGACTCACGAATCAGACGGTCTCCAGCGGTTCTGAGATGGCGTCTGTGGTGGGCCTCTAAGACGGCCTGAGCGAATGCCGGGTAGTTCGCTGGGCTCGGACACATCTCGTCGCACTTGTTCAGAGCCTCGAAAGGCACCGGAGTCTGGCCCATGGAGCGCTTCCACTCCTTGACCACGGTGGCCATGTTGACCGGATCGCTCTTGGCAACGAGGCCTTTGGCAATCTCGAACACATGGTACAGATCGCTGTCCTGGAAAGCATCGGTGGGGATCTTGGCGAATACCTCATGGCAGACATCCGATCCACCGGACAGGCAGGCGCCGATCAGGCCAAACTCGTCGTCCTGGGCATAGTAGGGGTCGCTCATTGGTAGTCGGCGATGTTGGGTGAGAAGGTGCCGCCGGCACGGGATGTGTTGGCCCCAGATGCAAGTGAGCCCCTAGGAGGAAAGATGCCTTGGTAGTTGCTTGCAATGGAGTGGTTTACCGCAGCCGGGAACGTTTCAGCGGTGTATTCGTTAGACCATGCCTGCAAGGCTGCGGACAGCCCGATTCGCTTGTAGCCCTGTTTTCGTTCTGCTTTGTAGGCCAACCATGTTTGTACAGCGGTAAGGCATTCGTTAGTTTGGAGCTTTTCAGGTAGGATCAGGCCGAACTTAACTTCCCAAGGCGACTTCGGAGCCATTGTCTTTTCTGTCTTCTCTTCTCTGTCTTCTCTATCGGTTACCCCATGGGTTACCTGTGGGTTAACCTGATTCAGTTCTGGGTTAACCCGTGGGTTATCTGTGGGTTTCTTCGGTCGCCCACCTTTGCCTCCATTTGACCAAGAAGCAATCAGGCTTGAATTAACTTCATCCCATTGATGAGCGACAAAACACCCGTCTTCAATCCTTCCGAAGGTTTGAAGGATGGCAGACCAAAACGCGTTGGCATCACCTCCCCACTTGCAGACAGCAGATAGGATTTCCGGATTCCAGTCAGGGAATCGGTTCGTCTTTCTGGTCTGGCAATGAGACCAGAGTCGAATGATGTGGAGTGGTGCGCTTTCAGTGCCCAATAATCGGACGATCAATCTGGTTTTCCAGTGATCCAAGAAGTCGGTTTCTACGATCATGATTCAAACAGAAAACCCCACCCAGTCCGCGGTGAGAACTCCCGTACAAGCAACGGGACGTGACACGGAAAGGGTGGGGAAAAGTGGGTTGAACATGGCTTGTAGTTGTGGTGTCGGCGTTTGCTTCTCACGGCTCACGTCGACGGGCTGCTCCCTATCTGCTGTTCTGGTCGTTGTCCAGCCCTCAGTAGGCCGGAATCAGAATATCCGCCACCGCCTGGGTTAGCTTAACATCCTGGATGCAGTAGTCGATGGCTGCCTGGCGGTCGGTATTCCACAGCAGACTGAAGTCGGCGCCGCTGCCACTCTTGTCACCTAGGCCCAAGTGCCGGCTGATTGCACCGAGGCTTCCGTGCGCCCGGCTGTCTCCAAGCTGCCACACCTCGCGCAGGTCGATCACCAGATCGTTCCAGTATCGTCCCTGGCGCAGCCAGTAGGGAGGAAGGATGCGGTGCTTCCAGGAGCGCTTGATGAGGAATGGTAGATCGAAGGCCTTAATGTTGAATCCGACGAGTTTAGGCTGCCGCTCGTAGTAGTTTAACA